CCGCTATCTTCCCATTGATCAGAGTTGGGAACATCAGCCGGAGTGACGAAGTACCATGTGACAGTACCGCCTTCATTAGCTGGATCAATGTTTAAGAGGGTATCGGTGCCGGTGCCTGATGAGATTTCATTTGTGCCGTCTCCACCGAGAGAGAGATCACTTGTTGTTGATTTTTGAATGTATGTTGGCACGAACTCTATCCATTATTTTATCAAATTCTTCTCTATCCATTTCTTCCCCAATTTTAACTTCAGGCGGAAGATCGATATTTAATGCTGTTTTCCTGTCCACCGTGTAAAGATCCTGCCCGTTTAATATTTCAGCCCCAATGCCGCCCTTTTCACGTTCCGTATATCTGACTAATGCCTGGATGCCAAATTGTGGCGCCGCTTCCCATGGTCCATCTTCGCTGGTATAAACTGTGCCATCGGTGTACCAGAGTTCCCAACCAACCACTAGATATCCTTGATTGCAGCATTCAGCTTATTGCGTGTTTCACGAACTTCCTTGGATATTTTATCAGCAGCAGCCATTTTCTTTTCGGCCTTCTTCATCAGTTCCGCTGAAGCTTTCCACTGTTTGCCGGCTTCTACGGTCTTAACATCGGCAGTATCAAGAATAACCTTGGCCGCTTTGTTTTTTTCTTTTGCTTGTGTGATGTTGTCGCCAGCCACTTCATCAGCAGCCTTGGCACGTTCCTTGGCTTCCTGAATGATAACTTTAGCTTTATCGTGTGCAGCGAGCTCGATCTTCTCAGCCTCGTCATAATGAGCTTCAGCTTTCTTCAGTTCATCTTGTGCTTTTTTCAGTGTGTCAACGATACCGGCCGCTTCTCGAAGTGAGGCTTCCTGTTTTCCAAGTTCGATCAATCGTCCCTCGTATTTATCAGCATTTCTGACCAGATCGATCAGTTTCAAAGCATCATTGGTTGGTGCGGATTCAGATGTTCCCATGAATGTACTAAGCATTATCTCTGCTCCCTAAGCGGTATGTGATTGTTCCGGATGTAAAGGCTGAGCAATTCAGGCGATACTTAATGCCGAATTCAGGCTCGTCAACAAAGCCATTAAAGCCCAATGTTGCTGTTGCATATAAGGCTGGATTTCCCGCGCTATCTCGGCTTATGGTGAACCATGTCGCGCCATCGTCCGTTGATCTTTCTATCTCGACATCCCCCGAGCCACCATCAATCAAAATCGACATTCGCCCATGTACTGCTATTGCTGAAGATACCCCTGAGCCGGTGAACGTGCCTGAAACATTTGTTGTCATGATAAGCCTCTTGCTATGTAAATATTTCGCAAGCCTATCAAATTAAATTCTATTTTACAAATGAAATTTATTCAGGATACTCAGGTTGCCAGTCTGTGCCGTTGCATATTTTCGTGTTGCCACCAGCCAAAAGCTCAAGGTTTCTGTCCTTCATAGTGTCAATATTAGCCATGATAACAGCATCAGCTTTATCGGTAGAACGGCCCAATCTTTTTATGACTTCCTTCTTTTCTTCGACCTTTATGCCGCCTTTTCGGTATTCCCACTTCGGAGAACAGAGCTCAGATAGCAGTTCTGGATCAGGTGGAAGACAGATATCATCACCGGTCACAGGGTCAAGAGCTTCACGCATACGCCACCATAATTCAGCGCGCAGATTGAAGAACGGAAGATCACCCTGCAAACTTACACCAACAGATGTATTCGCCACATTGACGCCGATGGTCTGGATATTAGAATCAACTAGGAAATCATAAGGCGATGCACCCCAACCAATCATATCGATGTGGATAACAGCCTGATCACGACGAACAAGCATGATCTCAGATACTACCTTTGGGCCATTTGGTGTTTCGCTGCCTTCCTTCTCGACCAATTCAGCAAAGAATGTCTTGTGACGTGGTGCAAGTATCGTCTTGTCCTGGCCACCGCGAGCAACATCAACGCCCATGCTATCCATTTCAGCGAGCTTGAAGTCTGCCTTTTGCTGGATAACATGCCAGCGCACCATCGCCAATTCAACCCACTGAGTAGGAATGATCTGGAACGGGTCATCTGTAACGCCGGCCATGAAGTCACCCTTGAGCATTTGTGAACGAAGCGGCTCAGGGAGTGCCTGAAGGATAGCTTTGTACCCACTGTCCATGTAATACGGATTATCTTCCACACTGGCTGGAATGAATGTTCGTGACATCGGTTTGACGAGCTCGCCTTCGATTTCAAACTCATCCGGACCATCACATTCCATGTCATTACCAGTTTTGGGATGTGCTGTGTACCAGCGCAGTTCACCGGGCTTGGCAGGGTTAGGATGTTTTTTATCGAGCCACGCACCAAAATAATCTAGCACCCAACGGCCTTCTGCAGTCGTCGGCGGGTTAAATGTCATGAGCACTCTGCACCGTTGATCAGGATCTGATGAACGCAGCCAACCCATCAGGAAGCGAACTTGTGATTCAAGGAACTCTGTGACCTCATCGAACACTCTCAGGTCATACGGCTGGCCTTGAAATCTCTTCTCAGAGCCCAAGTCCTTCACACCACCCAATTTGATGTAGCAACCAGGTAGGCGCCACACTCGTTTTGAGCCGTTATATTTATCATCACTGCCAACAATGTCTTTGAAACGCTCTTCGATACCCTCAAGCTGTGTTGCTTCACGCCGGAAGATGATTGATCGTTGATGTCCGGTGAGCGACATGCCGCAAGCCAGATCAGTTTTACCACCACCAGCAGCACCACCATAGCCGACAATATCAGCTTCACTTTCAAATGCCGCTGACTGTGGACCTTGAAGCGGCACCCATATTGGCGCGTCTTCGAGTAACAGTTTATCGATTTCTTTTACATCTTCAGGTGAGAGCTGGTCGATTACTTCGCGGATTGCGCTGATGTCCATTTATTTCTTCTTTTCCTTTTCATGAGCAACCATCGCCTTCTTGAAAATATCAGCTATCCTGGCAGCACGATCAACGCCGGATAAATGTTCGACCACAATAGGATTATCAGGATCACCACCAAACCGAATAGAATTATCAAAAGCTTTAACGTCCTTATGCTCGCCAATCATCTTGAGCGCCTTATGAGCTGTGGTCGGATCATAGACCTGTCCATCAACCACCTTGCCGTTGCTATCAACAACAGGGTCTTCCAAGGTTGCTCTGCGATGAAGTATCACGGCTTGGTTCTTCACATAATCAGCATCGATCTTGATTTGTTTTGATTGTTCCTTGATGCCTTTTGCAATTGCGTCAACAATGTTTGGATTTGTTAATAGCGTTGATGCTTGTGATCTAGCCGTCTTTTCAGAATACCCGGCAGCTATAGCAGAGTTCGTACCATGACCAGTTGCGATGTAGTGAGCAATGAACAATTGATGCTTGGCATTAAATGGTTTAGGCATCAGTTTATCGCTTTCTGGTCAATATTGTTTCTCATGGACTGTGATATTTTATCGAAATGATAATTAAATACTTCGAGTATGCCTTCATCGGAAGTTGTGGCACTTGAGATATAATTCAGGAATGCCAGTTGAGCAGCAGCTTTGATAATAGTCTCGTTCACCAATAACTGAGCATCTTCGGATGATTGAATATTATCAGTCAACGCATTAATGGTGTTATTGGCGATATCTTTCATTTCATAGCTGTTTAGTTCTTTTGACATATTTCACCTATATCATGTTTGTGGATTGATTTTCAAGCTTGTTGGAACTCTGGTATTTTTATGATTAGGTGGTGGACCCCAAAGTTCATCAAGCCAGTTTCCGGTTTGTTTGAACATTTCCACTCGTTCAGACCAATCGTCCTTGTGAGTTGATTTTGAGTTTTCATCATAATTGCCTTCGAGAACTTTTATCACATTGGCTGGTTTTAATGACCAGTCGAATGTAGCTTTCCAATCACCTTTGGCACCAGACAGAAGAGGAGCAGCAGGATACTTTTTAAAATAGTTTCCCCAATCATCGATAGTTTTAAGATAATCTTTATATAGCTGATTGATCTGAGACAATCGATTTTTATTAATGGATAATACCTGAGTAAATTCGGGACAAGTTTTATTCCACAATTTCATAATTTCGTCCCCCCGTTCTTTAGGGGATACGTTAGTATCCTCTTTCTTTTCTTTATGGCTTCTGGCTTCTGGTTTCTGGCTTAGCATGCCAGCCGCATTGCGGTCAGCTTGCGTTCGCATACCATCACCATTGTTTTCATTGGGTTTTTTCCACCGAGCGTTTGCGCTTTGTTTAGCAGCTGAGATTTTATTTTGACGATAAAAAAATTCCTGTTCGACCCTATTATTCCATAATCCACCGTCTTTAATGATGATTTTTTCGTCTTCTTTAAGTAATTCTAGCGTCTGTGATAATGATTTTTTGGTGCATCCACACTGCCTGGATAATCTGCCAATATCAATCGGCAAAGGCTCACATCTTTCATACATGAGATTTAATAAAATAGTGTAAATTCCAATTTCAAACGCTTTAAGGCCACGAGTGCCGGCAAGGAAATCAGAAGCGTACCATCTTATAAAAGGGAGTTTGTTTATTTTCATGAAACCACATCCCTAATCGCATTAGAATGAAGAAAGCAATCAAGATAGAGTGTCTTAGTCGGTCCACGCCTTTGCTTGGCTATTATGAGCTCCATCTGATGTTCTTTTTTCTTTAAATCATCCAGCCAATCACATTTATCGGATACTGAATTCGGCTCGTTATTCTTTAAATAATAATGGTCCCGATAGACAAATAAAACGATATCAGCATCCTGTTCAATGGCTCCACTATCACGCAGATCAGACAGTAATGGCCTTTTATTATCACGCGACTCTAATCCACGATTAAGCTGTGAAAGTAATAATATTGGCGTATTTATTTCTTTAGCCAGGCGCTTCAAACTTGATGTAATTTCAGATATTTCCTGTACTCTGTTTCCTTTATAGCGCGAAGTGACAGTCATTAATTGCAGATAATCAATAACAATAAGGTCTATTTTATCCGGCAAAATTCGATTAAGGCGCCGGCTTTCAATCCGGACACTATCAACCGTATTGCCACCACGATCTGAAATGTGAACCGGTAATCTTGACACCTGGTCAAATGCTTGGCACAGTTTTATATGCTCGTGATTATCGATGTTTCCGTTACCAGCATCAAAATAAGTAATCGGCGTGGTAGATCCATATAACATATCACAGGCCAACCGAAGTGTGAGCTCATCGCTTTCCATTTCAATCGAGAAAAACGCCACATTTTTACCGGATTTAGCCGCGCCCTTGGCAACCGTAAGAGCAAGCGCAGTCTTTCCCATGGCCGGCCTTCCTGCAATAATGATCAATTGACCCGATTTCATGCCACCAGTGGCTTTATCAAGCGCCTCAAGGCCAGTGGTAACACCAGAAAGTGTCTTATCGGCGCTCATGGCCTCTACAACAGCCGCGCGCGCCAGATCAACACCCTTTGATATAGGATACAGCTCTTCACCATCGCTGGCCACGCGGGAAAGACCACTCAGAGCATTACTGATATCCTCAATAATTTCCGGTCCACTCTTTTCTGTTTTGTTAAATGCAGCCGCTTGTGATTTATAAGAAGAATTTATGATAGCGCGCCGGATAGCATAATCAAGTATCACTTTTCCGTAACTCACCGCGATCTTGGGAGTGATGGCCGATGATGCAAGTCTCGACAAATACTGGCCGGATGTAAACTCACCAAGATCATCATGGCCCTCAAACTTGCCCTTGATACTAATGGGAGTGAATGAAACATTGTTAACGAAGAGCTCAATGAAATGCTCAAACATATCCTTATGCAGCGAGCTCGAAAAATGTTCCGGCTTCAGGAAGTCAATAACGCCATCCATGAGCTCATTAAACATCAGACACGAACCAAGAAAGACTTGCTCCATTTCAATGTCGTGTGGTGGTTCTTGGTAATCATCCTGCATGGCTAACCTCATCTGGTAGGCTGTGATTATAGGCAATGCGATATTTCATGTGCGCCTCATACATTTCATCATAGCTACACAGTCTCATATTAT